ACACCCTCGGTGGGCGTGAACATCCGCAGCGGCCCCGGAACGGGCTATTCCAAGGTCGGCGCTTACGCGCAGGGCACTGTGGTGACGGTCACGGCCACGCGGGACGGCTGGGGACAGACGGAGAAGGGCTGGGTCAGTCTGGACTATCTGGAGGCTGTGGAGGCCGCGCAGCGGGTCACGGACAACGGCCTGCGCATCCAGGCGCGGTACATCGACGCCGGGCGGAAGAACCGCCCGGGCGGCGTCAACCCGTGCGGCTACATTACCATCCATGAGACGGGCAACGCGGCCAGGGGCGCCGACGCGGCGGCCCATGGCTCCTACCTGAACAGCGCCGCCGGAGAGGCCGCTCTGGTAAGCTGGCACTACACGGTGGACGACCACGCTATTGTGCAGCATCTGCCCGACGGCGAGACGGCCTACCACGCGGGGGACGGCCCCAAGGGGACCGGCAACGCCCGGAGCATTGGGGTCGAGATCTGCGTCAACGCGGACGGCGACTTTGCCAAGGCCAGAGAAAACGCGGCCTCGCTGGTGCGGCTGCTGATGGAGGAGCACGGTACCCCCATCGGTCATGTGGTCCAGCACAATCACTGGAACGGCAAGGACTGTCCGTACACCATCCGGCACACAAGCGGGGCCTGGGAGGCATTCCTGGCGTTGTGCGAGGGAGGGCCGTGTGCAAAGACGAACCGGCAGACGGTACAGGCGCGCTTCGGGCTGGCCGAGGAGACCATGGACTACCTGGAGGCGTACCGATACGGCGCGGACCTGCTGCAAAAGCTGGCCGCGGCAAATTAGGAGAGGAGTACTTATCATGACCAACAAGATCAGCGCGGGCACGATTGCCCGGACCGTTGTACTGCTGCTGGCCCTGGTCAACCAGGTGCTGAGCATGCTGGGCATCCGGAGCATCCCCATCGCGGACGAGGACGTCAACACCCTCATCGCTACCGGCTGGACCATAGCCGCCTCCTTGGCGGCGTGGTGGAAGAACAACAGCTTTACACAGGCCGCCCTTGCGGGGGACGCCCTGAAGGACGAAATCAGGGCCAGGGAGGAGTAAGCCATGGCGGAGTATGCGGTTAACGGCCAGCCCGCAGGGCTCCAAGACACTACTGAATCCGCAAATGGGTATCCGAACTTTGCTACTCGTGCTCTTCACTTGCGTGATGCAACATACTGCTGTTCTCTTGGGCAATTCGTCCACGTTGAACAAACGGGGTGAAAATCCACCAAGGTGCAACCGGACTACGCCTGCTGACTTCAGTTTAGCAAATCCTGCGGTTAACGCACAGACTATATTTTCATTCTCAGCTGTGATGGCCTTTCATGAGGCGTTGACAAAGAACACGCGCAGAATCGCCGCGCCGTGGCGTTAATATCCGAAGCAAAACGATGAAGCCGGACGGCCTTTTTTTGAGGTCATCCGGCTTTTTTCTGTATAATTTTATGCAAGCACCGCGCATTGACGGAAAACGTGCGTTTTTTGCGAAAAATGTGCGCGCTTACAGACAGCCGGGAGCGCATCTGCTCGATGCCTTTCTCCGTCAGATAGCCCTGCTTTGGGTCGGCAGACCAGGCCATCATGTGGATGTGGGGGTGGTGCTTTTCATCGTGGAAGGCGGCACACCAACGAAAGCTGCTGGGCGGGATCTTCATCGCCGCCGCCAGTTCCGTCTGGTGAGCCAGCAGCAATCTGCGCCAGCTCTCGCCGTTTTCGTAGCCCAGCCGTGCGGCGTCCTCCCGTTTCAGGGAGTAGACGAAGGTCCACACTGGCCCGGTATGCCCGTTGACCTCCTCCATGGTTTTCTCCAAATCGGCGGGGCCGTCTGCGGAAAACAAACCGTGAGAGCGTGGACGCTCTGCCATGTACTCCAGGTAGCCGCCGCCCTGGTGGGAGGGCTGCGGAGCCTTGATGAGCTCCACACCATCTCGGGTGGCGATGTACTCTGCGTAGTGTCCGCCGCCGCTGCCCGGCTTGATGTAGCCGGACTTTTGAATGAGGCCGGTCACAGCTCAACCCCCTTTTGATAGGACAGCGCATCCTTGGTCTCCTTCACCTCTCTGACACACCGCACCCGCGTCTTGCGCAGCGTGTCCAGGTCCACTTCCATCCCAGCCGCCAGCAGATTGCCCATGAGGTTTTCCTCCACCGCCAGTTTGAAGATCAGATGGCCCATCCGTTTGCCCAGGGCGCCCAGTTTTCCCTCCAGCACATCCGCGAGGACCCGGGGCAGATACTCCTCCGCGTGTTCCGTGTCCAGGTAGCCGGAATAAAACTGGATTGCCTTTTCGATGTACTCATTTTTGGTCGAGCAGTTGTCCGCCTGGTAGTGATGTTCCACATCGGCCCAGGCCGATTCGCTCAGCCAGACTGAGTGTTTCTTCTTTACCTCTTTCATCTCCAAAATCGCCTCCTTTTTTCATCAGCGCCGCCTGAAATCCCGCAACGGCGGGGATTCAGGCGGCTTTTCACAAGAACAGCGCCAATCCCAAAGCCTACTGGCCGAAACAGCGCCAACTCCAAATCCCCGAAACCGCCCGCACTGCGGGCGGATGTGACTGCCCGGGCGCACAAAAGCGCCAGGGCTTTCTCCTGCTTTTCCTTTCGTCCTCTGTAAATCAGTTATGGGACGGCAAATTCCCCGGATAGGTCTCCTCCACAGCGGTGGAACAACGGGCCAAATCCGCCCTGAAAGCCCCCAGTGGGGCAGGGGGGCTCTGCCCTGCCCCCAAAGAGGGCGCATAGCGGCTCACAGGCCGTTACACGGGGAGAGTTGCTTGCTGCAGGGGACGGCGTACTGCGGCAGAAAGATCCGGCAGTATTCCTCCGGGCCGGACACCAAATGTCGGCGCATCATCTCGCCGCACTGAAACATCTGGAACACCACATTTCGATAGCAGGTCTTGATCTCCTCACGGCACTCCCTCGCAAAGACTCTTTGTTCATCTGTCAGGTTTCCACGGCTCTCATCGCAGAGGAACAGAGCTACCGCATCTTCGTCGATAGACTCCTCGTGCGTACGGTTCCACCGATTGACAATGTACCGCCGCATGTCTATGGTGCGCCGTGCTGACAGAAACGGATCCTGCTCGATCATGCAGTCGATCATCTGCATCAGCATCCGGATGCACACTCCTTTCTCTTCAGCGCCGCCATGCGCTGTTCCGCTCTCTGTCGTTCCAGCGCCAGGTCAGCTGCGTGGAGCTGTCGCTCATAGAACTGTTCGATGGACATCTGGATGGGCAGGATGTAGTAACGCAGACAGCCGTTGAGGGTACGTCCGTCCCGGGTGGTGACGGTGGTGCGCTCCGTCCGGATCAGACCACGATCCTCCAGTTCGGTCACATACTTGCGCACC